CGCTCAGAAAATGGACATCCTTGTTCTTTTTGCAGAGCTGGTTCGCAGTCAGGTATGTGGTGACTATCGCATCGATCTTTCCCGACTTGAGCGCCATGAACGCATCCATAACGTCATCGAAGTGCTTTAATTCCGCCTGGGGAAACCTTTTTTTGGCGATTATCTCACCAGTCGTCCCGGTCATGATGCCGATCTTCGCATATCGGGCGTCATCCATTTTCTCGATGGCGTGAGGGCGCTCACCGCATCCCGACATCATGATCGTTACCGATAAAATTGTCAGGAGCAATAACCTGACGAATGTGCGTGCCATGTCGGTCTTGTTATGTTCAGGATAAAATGAAAAGCGGGATCAGCCCTTATTATTGCAACAATTTATCTGGTATCAAAATTTGATTGACCCCCGATGCATAAACGCTCTGGATCCAGGCCACGTCCATTGACCTCTTTCCGATTCCGTGCACCAACTCCCGCTATAACGCGACAAATACTTCGTGAAATTCTTTCATGGAGTTTGTGAAATTTAGCCCAAATAAAACAACGCCTGGCACAACGTAATTCCTCACGGGATGTAACAGGATTTAAACGGTTGTTAAATACCTGTTTTTAGCTAATTATTACATTGGGAAAATGTACTGCGACGCTTCGATAAAAGCGTCACCTCGTTGTGCTGCCGTCAATCCTAAGACTCCATCGAGCATCATCAGAACCATCTTATTGTCGATCCTCCAGACTGCATTGGCCGTCGACATCATCAATCTTGCCAGCACAGCATCCTCTCCAGTCAGCGTTGAGGTAGCGAAGTTAATCGCATCCTCATACCCATGCCTTACGATCCACAGCATGCCTTGCCATGCAAAGATTTCGGATACCGGCTTGATTACTGGGACATCTGCAGGCTCCGGAGTATTGCCCGAAGCGCACCACGAGAGGTATTTTTGGTAGTCAGCACTTTCTGAATCGACAGGTATGTAAGTCCATGGCGACCCGCTCAACACATCGTCTTTGCGCCGAATTACCGTATCAAACTCTGTAAGTTGATATGTCGTTGTCATCGTTATATCTCAGCCGTGAAGCCGCCAGTGAAAGTAATGTCATTACCAACCGTCCAACCTGTCCCGGAGTTATATAGCTGAGGGATCCACCGGCTGCTGTAACCACCCAGTGCAGGAGTGCCATTCGCACCGCCTCCGTATGCCGTAAATGATGATCCTGATTGAAGAGATGGAGAAATCCTCATCGGCACAGGAAAGGCAGGTGATGCTGAATACAAACCGGAAGCGGTTCTTGCTGCCCCCAAGTAAACGCCGGCGTACTGGATATAGTAACTTTGACACAAAGCCAACTTCGCGCTGTACCGCAACATTTCAAAAGGGGTTGATACAGCCCCGGACTCCACCTGCACTTTAGATAGGGTGCCGGCTCCAAACTCGATTGTCATATTCGAACCAGCTATCGCCGATGCCGTTGTTACGCCTGACACACCATACAATCCACCAGCTATTTTACCCTGAGCCGTACCTATCCATGTCATTATGTACGTGGTAACATTCACGTTGACGCCCTCGATAACTTGCTGTAGAGATCCAGCTGTTATAGTAAGGGTTGTATACGTCCCTGTCGTGCTGAAAGTATAAGTACAACCAGATGCACCAGCCTTCCATCTGTCATGACCATATTGACCAGCAGACAGCGTAACCGTACCAGATACTGATCGTTGATTAATGGAGAAGTCCCCATTTATTACTCGATTACGGGACCCAATTGATGACGTTCCATCGCCGGTTAGACCTGATCCTACTAACTGCCAGTTTGTAGGATCAGACGACGGGTCCGTTGTCCCCGCTCCATTGGTCTTCCTCCGATACGTCAATAGATTGACCGGAGACCATACCGGCTGACCGATCGCATAAGTGGTTCCGCTTACCCAGGCCGTAGCGTTGACTGCGGCTAATGCAGTATTCGCCGCTCCGCTTGCAATAGCGGCCGCACTTATGGTAGACGCTTCCTTAGTGTTAACGTTTGCTTCGAGCGCGTTGAGTTGCGGGACACGCGTTTCTTCAAAAAATGAGATATAGGCATCTCCTTCATCCGCAAATATTGAAGGCCGAGATCGGCTTGGATAACGGGGAGCGGGATCAACTGGCATTATGTAAGTCCTTGTATTTGTGTCGTGCAAATAGAGTTTTTTGAGTATTTGAGCGTAACAGTGAAAGAACTGTACCATCCAAATACAGTCATCAGCCCAAGCCGAAAATCATCTGACCCTATCCAAAGCGATGGTCCCCCCCGTAGTGAATCCACCAAGGAAAAAACAGCGTCAATACGGTCATTGGACACTAAAAGACTACATTCCATTCTTTTAGCAGATTTCCGAACCTTAAATCTTGTTACACCATACTCATCCGTGCTTTTAACACTGTAATCAGTAATTTCAATACTTGGCACATATTGGGTTTTGCCGATGTAATAGGTATTCCCTGCAATGATACCACCAACAGATACCGAACTATCACCATAGATGGTAATGGTTATTTCTGCAGAAGCATAAGGCGGGATGTCGGAGAATACCGCCTGATGAATCATATTGAACCCACCAAAGAAATACTGATACCAGTCAGTTATCTCAGACATATCCAAATTTTTCGAAGCGGAATAAACGACTTGGCCGCCAACGGCCATACTTACTGACACCGAGACCGCGTTGATATTGATCAGCGCCAACGCATTAATTATACCAGGCTTAATAACGATCACCATTGGTGCCGTTCTGGTCGATTCCGTATTTACCTCATTATCAAACATTGCCCATCGATTTGTTGGGCCATTGTCAGCCCATCGTGGTGTCGATAGAAGTGCACTATCTTCAGGCGGAGTACTATTACTGCCAGCAATCAAGCATGTGTAAATACGATGAGTTGCCGACCGGGTTACTTGATTCCCGACACTGTAGACAGTTGCCGCATTCCACTCAAGCAACGTCGTATCCGGAATATTGCTGCTGATGAGCTTTTCCGAAGTGATAATTACAGGTTTTACAGCTCTCATGTCGCAGTCGTCGTTGCTGGGAGGCCATCAGCATCCCACTTCTCAGTAACTCGAGCCGTTTTCTCAACGTTTTTTGCAATCGCATACTGACCAGCACGCATCTCTTCACGAATCGCACGCAGTTCCTCAACGACCTGACGATTATCAAGCATCCGCATGGTCTCCGAGCTGCTATATATTCTTGATGGGCCTGTCTGCTCAAGCTCAGGTCCGCGCTCTCCAACGATCCGAAACCCTCCCGAAAAATCTCCGCCATCCGCGAATCCCGGGATTCCTGCTGATGCCATGAGATAATCGGCATACGAGCTATATGACTGTGTCGACAACGACGAGGATGAGGAAGCCGAATATCCGATCCCTGCATTCAAAAACGACTCTGCAAGCGTAGTCACCACAGGAGCAAGCTGCTCTGTCACATCCCTGATTCCACCATACATTGAGGCCATCTCTGACGATGTCAGTGATCCACTCACAAGACCTGTCACAAGACTCGACATTACCGGTTGAAGGACAGGCATAATCGAGTCCGTCACGACATTACTGATAGCCATATCACGAATCGACTGAGCGACCGAAGACTCAAGTTTATCTGAAAATGCCTTTCCAGCCTCACCAGTTGGATTTGATGCTACCACATCGGAGATTATCGATTTGATACTATCGTTACTCACGCTCGTAATGGCCACAATTTCTGCATCAATTTTTGCACGATCAAGATCAGCAAGGTTTCCGGCCAATGACACTGCGTATTCGTACTCTGTATTTATTTTCTGGAGTGTGGTTAAGATCGACGGCGTGGCAAAAGATGCGATCTCTTGTGCCGCCTGATCGAGCACCGTGACGATCTGCTGTGAAGAAACAGCGTAACCTATCCCGGCTTGGGAAAAGGACTCGGCCAGTGTCGTCACCATAGGGGCTATCTGCTCAGTTACAGCCTTAATATCACCATACATTGAGGCCATCTCTGACGATGTCAGCGATCCACTCACAAGGCCTGTCACCAGACTCGACATTACCGGCTGCAAAACAGGCATAATCGAATCAGTCACAACATCGCTTATAGCCATTTCACGAATCGACTGCGCGACCGATGACTCAAGTTTAACAGAAAACGCCTTACCTGCATCGCCCGTTGGGTTTGATGCTACCACATCTGAAATCATTGAGCCGATCGTATCAGCTGAAACGCTGGTGACAGCAATGATCATAGAGTCGATGCGGGCCTGCTCAACTTCCACCAACTTACCAGATTGCGCAACTGCGTATTCATACTCAACCCCAATTTTAGAAAGAGTCGTAACGATCGAAGGCTTTGCAAAAGATGCGATTTCAATCGACGCCTGGTCAAGAACGGATACGATTTTTGACAACTCAGAAAGACCACCTAAGCCTCGATCCTCGAGCAACCGATCCCCCGTTCCTTTATATATATCGTCCATATTTGCTACACCGGAATAAGTGTATCCTCCGGAACGAAGAAGCTTAATTGACTCAGTGCCACCATTCATCGCCGATGACACTATAGACTGATATAGCGAATCGCGCGACTGATCACGCTGTGCTCGCCCGTTATCACCCCCAAACAGAGAACTCACAAGCCCAATAACCCCCCCAATGATGCCGCCCGCGACAGTACCGATTCCCGGAAAGATCGACCCCAACGTTGCCCCCGTCGAAACCATCGAAGCAGTTGACGAAATTGTCTTACCAATAGACCCGCCAATCGTAGTTCCAATCCCAGCGGCAATCGTCGTATACCCAGCAATCGAATTCAGGGCTTTCTGATCATCAGTCATCTGTGAGGTATCCGTTCCCAGCACATTCAAACCCTGTCCAATTCCGCTTATTCCGGATCCAATCCGTCCACCCAACTGAGAACCAAGGGAAGAGATTGCATTCCCGGCCGTCTGCATCTTTTCAGACGCATCCTTTATCGTCTTGGCCGCTTTCGAAAATTCATCAATACCCTCCGTTGGAATACCCTGCGAGTCAAGGCCAAACTGACCGTAAATATTGGCAGCAGAATCCTGCTCCATCTCTTGAGCCAGTGCTCTCGACCCCTGCGCCAATCGCATGCTCGCCTCATCGATTGCAATCACATAATCTTCATCGCTGATAATATGCAGTTTGAGCAGTCGATTCAGCGCGATCATCGCGTCTGCCTGCTCGTTTTCGAGAGCAATCGTTCCAGGGATCTGCTCATTATGCTTTCGATACCACTCAACAGCCTTCGTGATCTCATGAGCCTCCTGCATAGCCGCGGCACTCATTTTATCAGACGACGCATTCGTTTTACCAAGGCTCTTTGCCGTAGTGGCTGCTTGTCCTGCAACTTCTTTCAGTTTTCCAGTCGTCGCCGGCAATGATGCTACAAAATCATTTTCAGCATCATTGGAATAGTTATTTGCGGAATTTGTCTGCTTGAGGTTTGTCTCTATTTTACCAACAAGTACCTGATAGGAATTTTTTCCATTCCATGATTTTTCAAACCTATCGATAGGTTCAGAATAATTTGTCCAGATACTCTGGATGTCAATAGCGACTTCACGCGCAGCTTTCCCAACTGATCGCAAAGCCTTTTCCATAACAGATGCATCTAACTCAACTCCTTTTGATGCATCGCTTGACGCGCCAGCAATCTCTTCAAAAAAACCCTTCAGCCCCTTTAACGTGTCCTTGTACAGATCGGTCTCAATAATTGCCTCACCAACCGACCTCTTTGCTGCATCGAACGCCAAACCGACCTGATCCTTCAGCATTGCTGACGACCCTGACATCTGCTGAAACGCCGCATCAGCTGAACCAGCATTATTACTCATCGATGCCAGGTCATTTGCAAACTTTTCCGAAGCGCTCGACAACAGAGGCATGATCGCTCGTAACCCCTCCTCTCGCTGGATGAGTTTATTAATTGGTATCCCGGTCTCCTCGCTTGCCTGCTTCAGCAACTCCAGAGCCCCCTTCAATCCATGACCTGACGCGATCAGGTTATCCGATTCGATGCCGGCTTTATGCAATGCTTTAACAAGAGTATCCGATGGCTTTGCCAACTCCAGTACAGCTGCCGACAGAGATGTCGAGGCAATTGCTGTCGCCTGCCCCTGAGACGTCAAAGCCGACAAACCGGCACCAAGCTCATCCAACGACACTCCCATCGGTCCAGCAGTTGCAATAAGCTGACCCATAGACGCGCCAAGATCATCCATTCTTGTTTTACCGTTCCGTACGACGGTAAACAAGTCATCCGACACCGTGGCCGCATCAGCAGCCTTCAGGCCGTACGCGTTCACGATCGTAGTAAGCAAGTCAGCAGCAGTCGACACCGAGGTAACACCGCCGACAGCCAATCGCGCCGATCGGTCAAGCATTGTCGCACTGTCAGCCGCCGACGTGAAACCAGCTGAAACGATATCATACCGAGCCCTAATCAGCGGTTCGATTGCTTGGCCCGACATAATTGACATTCGCGTCAACTCATCGGTCATCGACTTAATCTCTGTGCGCGACATACCACCGACAAGAGTACCGATTTCCATCACACCCTTTTCCACGCGAGCACTCGCATCGGCAGCAGCCAACAGCGCACCGGTCAAAGCTGACGCAGCAGCAACGCCAGCAGTCACCAACGAAGCTGTGGCGATCGGGCCGAGGAGCCCGAGGGTATCATTCACCCGGCCACCTACCGCATGTACCGAGTCAAGGTCACCAACAAACTGCCGGACAGGCAGATCGTTGGTATCCCCCTCGAACAATACTTTGATCAGCAGGTTATTTCCGGAATTTCCAGACATCACGATTCTCTTTGATTTCGTCGATTTTCATCTTCCTCATCCTCGAGATCATACAGCGCAGCCCAGTATGTAAACTCTTCACCGGGGACTTCTTGCTGCGCCCGATCAACACTCATGCTTAACCTGGTTGCGAGGACGAACCAGAATCTGAACTCTGGGTCGTCCCGCAGGCGTTTTTTGCAGCATCCAGCGTCACTCCGACATTCATCTCTGCCGCGAGCTCACTGAACAGCTGACCGCACGGCCATTCCTGCATTTCTCGCAGCTGTTTGTTGTCGAATATCCGGCATCCGTTTTCATCAAGGGCCTTCAGATTGACCAACGCGACGTGATAATCTGAGAGTGACGCTTTGTCTCCAACCATCGCCCTGGCAATCGACGCCTCATATACAGATGTGGTTTTGAACCTGATAGTCACATCCCACTCCGGGACGTACTTCTCGCGTTTCTGGGCAACCGACATCTTATCTTTGATTCTGTCAAAAACTCCAGCCATAATTATCCTCGATAGAAAGTTGATTAAAAACCATTTGACCAGCGTTTAAGCCGATTGTTTAAACCTCAATAACAACCGCCGTTCAGGCCGCAACGCCAGCTGTTGGCTTTGCCTTGAACACCAGGCGATACACTCCACTTGCAATAGTATTTTTTCCCTGGCCGCCGCGGTTCGGCACCTTCGTGACGTAACATGCGCCTGTTTTTGTCACATTACCAGTGACAAATCCCTGTGCGGCATAAGTGGCGGTCACTGTCGATCGGCTTGCATAAGCGCTCTCCAATGCGACCTGGCCATTTGTATCAGTGTCGTCGAGGTTGACGTTGATCTCGAGTGCATAAACTCCACGAGTCGCCAGATCAACCACTTCTGCGTCATCGGCATGTGCCTCATCAGCGAGAATCTCCGTCTGATCCGGAGTGACATACGTCACATCCTTGATATGAGCAACTGCGTATGTCCCCAGTTTCACATCACCAAGCTCAGATTTATACCTTGCCATGCTCTTTTTCCTCCTGCTTTTGTTGTTTTACGAGACCCGGAGCCACATCTTTGATCGTCCACCCAACTTCCTTCAAGTAGTCGATCACCTCAGGGCGGCAATTCTTTTCGATTCCGTGTGGTGATATCATCACCACCTCACTCAGCGGTTTCACCATATCCGTCCTCCGTTTGATATTGTGCGTTATATCTGATCTTTATTATCCCGTGTGCGAATGGGGCCGTTGGACACTCACGCGTCGCCCCCACATAAGCCAGCGATGTTACCAATCCACCAAAAAACCGACCATCATTACCCTTATCAGCAAACAGCACCGTTTCAACATCCAAAAGGATCGCCGACAACTCCGCATCGGGGAAATACCCATATGCATAACCATCGATGCAAACTGTCAGCTCTCGCTGCGTTGCCTTCAGTGTGCCGCCATCAGACACCTCATTGCCAACCCATACACACAAACCGGGCATCGTATCCGGTGTCACTGGGTGCACCTCACCCTCATACACGCTTGTCCTCACCGGCGTCATCAGCGTTACCAGAGCAAGACGAATCTGATCGACCACATGCATCAGGATGCTCCTCTTTTCTGTACCGGAACGGACACAATAATCCCATACTCCCATGATCCATCGAGCTCAGACAAATAATCATCACGTATCAGGCTTACCGGGCCAACCGCGCCCGCCGGAACATGGCCGATCAATCTATCAGATGCTATATCAAGGATCTCATATATACCCTTGGCCGCATCCTCATCGAGAAGGCAATTCGACACACAAATAACCTCGAAAGACAGTTCACGATCCTGCACGAACCATCCTTTCCCAGCCCGGCTCTGACCATATGTTGATCCAGCGTACCTGGTCAATACCGCGCCCGCATTTGCGAGCGTTCGAAGATCATTCTCCGTCCGACGCTTTGGGTAGCATTTCACCTGTAATGGGACAGTTACAACCAACCCATCGACCTGACACATCGATCGCGACAACATCGCTATGCCTTCGATCTCTGCTACAAGCCTTTCCTGCAGCTGCGTATTGATGTCGTTAATCTGTCCCATCTGTCAAAATTGAACCAGAATATGAATAAGTAATTCAGCTCCCAATTGCTTTAAGCCGTTCCTTGGATGCCGCCCAGTTAGCGAGATTCTTTTCGACACAGATGTAGTTGCGACCAGTATTGATGGAAGCAATCGCTGTTGTACCAGATCCTGAAGTATTATCAACCACCAGGCCACCCTCGTCCGTATAGGTTCGTATTAAGTATTCAAAAAGCGCCACAGGCTTTTGAGTGGAATGGATCACCTTCTCATTCGTATTCGAAAATTCAACAAAATCCTTTGGATACCTGAACCCAGTATTTACCGTATCCGATCGCATCACATCCCGATAAACACCGCTTTTCGCAGCTTTGCTGCGCTTCGATACATATGGAATTCCCTGCGTGAACTGCGGATTATACCTGGTCAATCCCGGGGCAAAAACAAGGATATCCTCGTGTATTCGCAATGGCATCTTCTTCGCATTGAGGAACCCGACCGCACGGGTTTTTCGCCAAACCCATTTGTAGCGAAACCAATCACGGTTAGAGTTGATCAGCTTGGTCTCAAACGGCTGTGTCGCAGTAAGAACCACCGCCCCACGAGGAGCGAGGATCCGCTTATACTCTACCCAAAGACGATCAAGATCAAGCTCAACATCCCAGGAGCAGGCGGTAATCCCGTAAGGAAGATCACAAAGAACCAGATCTACACTCCGATCATTGATAAATGGAAACACATCAAAACAATCACCAAGGTGAATGCGATTCAGAATATCACGCACAACAGATCCTGTTTATTTTACTGCCTTCTCACTAACGATCCAGTACGGAGGCTCGACCCGGGCTTTCTTGACCTTTTTCACGCCGGAATCTTTGTCGAAATACTCAACCTGGCCTTCAAACCTTTCGACTCCTCTGAGCATCACATCCTGATCCGCAAAGGTAAGTTCTACCGATCTCATTACACCGCACCCAGTCGTTATGGCCATGGCCGCGACAAAGATCATCACCATTATCGGCTTCAAACATCCCGATGCACCATGCTGCCGGACGTCCCAATTCACTTGTGTATTTCTTCCCATAAATCAGATCCCTTGATTCTTTCTTTTACCTCCTCCTCCTCATCTGGCGTCGCTGGAGATTCTGCTCGCGTCGAGGCCGTATACTTTGGTGTGTTTACGGCCTGCTTCCAGACCTCGACAAACACGTCCTTAAGCCATGCGAAGAAAAGCTTAACTACGGCCGGCATCAGCAAACGCCTCTTTGACTTTGGCCTTGATAGCAGACCATACGATATCGTCGATCACCGTACCGGTTCCAGACACAAGGCGATCAACGCTATCGAGCACCTCATCAAGCGCCCGACCGGCCTTATCAGCGGGGATATGACCAATGATCGGCACAACGATTGCCTCGACAACCGACACAACAACACCCTCAATCTTATTCGGCATAAATGTCTCCAGATATAGTTCAGTATTCGTTTTGCATAAAATTCTCTCCAAACCTCTGACCAGGAGCAGACACGCTAATCCCAGATGCCGCGACGCCTGCAACAGGCTCGACACCGGGAATACCAAGGCTCGCTGGTGTCAAATCTTTCAGCTGCCTCAGCATCTGGTCATACAGCTTTGTAACCTCTTCCGGCACTGCCTGTCTCCTCATGTAGAGGTGGCACTTCGTCAGTTGCAGTACCAGAGCTTTAACCCCGGCAACCGCCGGCAAAGGAAGTGCATAGTACCGAGCAGCATATCGTTCGAGATCGGCAATAGCAGCCATCTCAGCAGCGTCAAGAGTCGCCTGCACAACAACACCAGTACCATAATCATCAGTCAAGTCAATGATTGCCTGATTGGACATAACACCGACAAGCTCCTCAACACTAATGATCCTCATGACTGGCACTGTTAAAAACCTGTTAAAAAGCGTTCAAAATCACTTTCCTCTCTGCACACCGAGCAACGACCGGTAACTCACAGCTTTGCCGTTTACGGGGCAGTTCTGGCCCCCATCCATCACCACCCCTAAACGACATCATGGGATTCACCGATATCTACTCACCCAATCCTGATACCAGGCAGGCACGCGATCGAGCGAGGGTTGAACGGTTCGCCGCTATCGAGTTGCAGCTCGACCGTCTGCTCGTAGAAGTTTCCGACCAACTGGGCATCGTAAACGGACAGTCCGCCCGGGGTAGTCATGAATGACCAATAGGCCGCTTCTTCAGTGCGCAGCGCATAAGCTGTCGTACAATCAGTCGACGTCCCCTTCGTCTCGGACAATGGCAGGATTTCCGACCCATCATACTTGTAACCGGCATGTACGATCGGGACATCGTTGAACATGGTGATCTGACGACCGAACTCATCCTTTGTCGTACTGACGTTGTCCTTGGCGATGGTTGAAAGTCGTGAGATCACGCGCGAGTTGAGCACAACGCACTGTGCTCCTCCGGAAACTGACGATATCAGTGTATTGAGCGCCTCAACAAACGCCTGTTGACTCTTTTTAGCCGCATCAGTTGTACCTGTAAGGATCTGCATGCCGTTTTCGCCCATTTCGGTCAACGTCTGCGTTTCCGCCAGTCCAGCGACGGTCTTTTTCAGGCCATTGAACTGCTTGACCGATACTGCAGTGTCACCAGTGACCAGATATTCCTGCAGGTTTTTACCGAGCGTCCTGGCGAATGCCCGAAGCTGCCGCATCAGCTCACTGACCACAGGGTCAGCTCCACCCTTGACGACTCCACGGCGTTCATATGCACGGTCGACTTTCAGCGTCTTACCGAAGATCTTCAGCGCGAATGCCGCCAATGCCGGATCCCCCTGGGCTGATGTTACATAATCCTCGTTGAGAGCGCGAAATCCAGCCTGCGCATTGACATCGGCGTCTTTACGCAAACTTGCGGCCCCACCTGGTTCGACGAAAAAATGCATAAACCTGAGCAACGGTGCCTCAGCGAGCACCATATCCACCACCATATTTGCGGATTCCGATCCGCCCGAACTCACCTCTTTGAGCAACATAATTGGTCCTGTTTTGTGTGATAAGAATCTTTTTACCGGTATTGAATGAGTTTACTTCGCTCCTCGCCTGGCCGCCTCGATCTGCGATCCGAGCTCATCGGATACCCGCTGATCAATCGGCCGAGCGTCGGCGCCCTCTGCAGCTTTATCACCAGTAGCCACCTCACTGAAGACCACAGCCGGCTTAGCCGAAGACAACAAATCCCTGAGAACCTCGTAGCTGCTCTTTTCCTGTGTGGTACCATCAGCCGCTGAGAACACTCGCGGCTTGAGGGACTGCAGATCGGACAGGATGCCCTCAACAAGCCCCCGCATCGAACCAGGTACGCGATCAGCGATCGAATCAAGGAATCCAGTTATCTCTCTCTGTCGAACCCCACCTTCGAGTTCGGCAGCTTTCTGCAGAGCGGAGTTCTTTTCGATTATCAGCTGAGCGTTCTCTGTCTCCAGCTGCTGCATTTTCCGTTTCTGTTCTTCAGTCATATCATCATCATTTGAGTTGGAAAAACTGTTTGCCGGCACAGAATCCGAGCGCAAATCCCTGAGGACCGGCTCATCATCCGGAATAGGTTCCTTGAGTGAATCGATCAGGTATTGCGGCATAAACTTATCTGCCGTCTCGACTCCGTCCTTCTCGATTGCCCGATCACGTTGCCTCTGCATCCACGACGCCAAGTCGCGAAACATCCATCCGACACGCATCCCCAGTGGTGATCCGAAAGCTGTCTTCACCGGGTTGTCCAGGTCTTTCGATTCAAAAACCACTACAGCCTTACTCGATGCCGGCACAGGATTCTCGCAGAACACCGTACCAAGTCCGTCCACAGCAGGCTTAGGAACAAGGCCGATGTGGACGATCTGATCATCAGTTCCAAGGCCAATGGATACTTTGTTCAGACCACCCCTTAACAGGGCAGGAATAGTCTCTTCCGCAAACTTCAAGGGAATCGCAGACAACGTCACACTGCCATCACCCAAGTCATGCAGCGTGATCGATTCGCGTTCAGCAAAACCAAAAATCGGCAGATTATCCTCCGGGTGCAGCAGCGTATATGGAATAAGAGGAGGGGAGAGGCGGCGCGTGGCATCAAGCACCCCACGCACTCTATCCGGCGGCCATACCTGCTGCCCCTCATTCGTGTGGATGCCGGACTTGAAAATCAAATGCCGGCCAAAAGGCTTTTTTTTTGTGTTAGGCATATCTGCACAGTTTGTTTCAAAACGCTCAAAACGCAGGATTTACCCGCCTGATTACCCAAACTTACCAACCATGAGACAGCCGTTTAAATAATTGCACTTCAATGATTTCGCGTCATTTAATAATGAGGTGATCCCCCTTGTAACTTGACCGGAAACAACCAGCCAGCCGGCCAGATTCCTGAATCAGTAATCACATCTTATGCCTGATACATCAAGCTTGCTCGAACTTGCCAAGCAACTCGGTATCGCAGTACTGCTTTTTGGCGCACTTCTGCTTTTTGCAAAAATCGTGAAGCACTGGATCAACTCGGAACAGGAACGATGGGCCGCGGAACTTTCAATCCGTGAAAAGAAGAACGACGCAGATAAAGCGATGCTGACATCGCTGATCGAAAAGAACTACACAATCCTGCACCAAACCATGCTTGACAGCCGTGAACAGATACTGGTCATCACACGTCTCGTCGAGCGCGTCAAGACTATGCAGGAAAGCTCTGACACTGCGTTCCGTGACCTATTTCTGAAGTACGAAGAACACAATAACCGGCCAACATGCGCCGATAAAATGCAATGCAGATGAGTATCACTTCCCGACAACTCAAACTTGGGCAGCTTGACCAACTGCGCCAGAAAGCCAAGACGCTCGAGAATCAGGCTGCTAATGCCTCGACTCTGATCGAGATCCGAAATTCTGCGATAAAGAGCGACCTTGCGAAGCTTGATATCGATGGGATCCTCCAGGCATCCAAAGACCTACACGCGGCCGTGACTGATCTTCGGGCAAACAAAGCCGAATATGACGCACTTCACGCCGAACTCTACGACTGACACCATGGCCAAAAAGCCCGAATACTACGCCGAGGCGGAACTGATGTATGTCCAGGATAGACTTACATTTGAGCAAATCTCCGATAAGATCGGCGTATCTGAGCGCACGCTCCGCACATGGGCCAAAGATGGCGACTGGTCAGGCCGGCGCGAAAGCATCGAGGATGTTCGTAGCAAGTCCCACGACAAACTGCACAAGATTATGGATCTGCTGCTTGATAAAGCCATCGAGGCTCTTGGTGAGGGCAAGGAGCCCAACCAGGCACAACTCAACTTTATCAAGGCAATGAGTCCGAGCCTTGTCCGCCTGCAAAATTACGAGGATAAAGCAATGCCGGTTCCCGCCAGTGACGGTGACAAAGCGGCAGCCGCGGCGAGATACGAAACTGTCATCGAAGAAATGACCAAGACGATGCAGCAGCTTGGGCTCGCGTAAACCTATACATCCCGAAGAACTCGCAGCACATTCTGCGATTGTCGAAGACAAGGTGTTCTTTGCCTACCAGCTCGAAGTGATTCGCGACGAGCATATTGCGCAGCTCGTCGAAAAAGGCCGTCAAACCGGTATATCCTGGGCGATCGCATACAAGGCGGCAAAGTGGTCAGGTCGGGAAGGGCGATTCCCAACCTTCTTTGCGACCAAGACAAGGATCTTAGCAAAGCAGTTCATATCAGATTGCGCAGCATGGGCAAAGCTTGATAGGCTCATCAAGTCCAGCGTTGACGCTACCTATGAAGACCAGATCACGGTAACCAACCCGAAAACCGAAGAGGAAGAACAGGTCAACACCTACAACATCCGCTTCGCAAACAAGATCGAGGTTACGGCCTTATCCAGTAATGCTGATGCCATGCGAGGCTGGCGAGGGTACAAAGTCGCCGATGAGTTCGCGATCCATAAGCAGCAGGCAGAAATGCTTGACGCTATCCTGCCCAGCCGACAGTGGCGATTCCCCTTTGCCTTTGTTTCAACCCATAAAGGGATGAATAGCGAGTTCAACAAGATGATCAAGAAATTCCGGCAGAGCCTCTACGGTCCCGATTGGAACCTGATCTCAATCCCGATTCAGCGGGCCGTAGCAGATGGTTTGCTTGAGAAGATCTACAAACGTCCATTTACCGAAGATGATCGGAAAGAATGGCTTGCGAACCTCGAACGAGAGGAGGGACAGCGCCGCTGGAAGCAGGAATATTGCTGCATTCCAGAAGATGAGGAAGGCGCGTTTTTTAGCTATGACCTGGTCATCAGCTGCGAGCTCGATGACACGCTTTATTTCCCCGAAGATGGCGTGAAAAAGTTTAGTGGATCCAGTCAGGAACAGGAAGCTCTTACTTGGTTCACAAAAGTCACCTTTGCGGCTCAACTGCTTGGACACGGGAGGTTCTACCTCGGCATGGATATCGGCCGTGATGTCAACTACACCGTAATAGTCCTCATCGAGGAAATTGGTGGGGTCAGGTTTGTCCGGGCCATCGCTGCACTCGAAAACATGCGCTTCCAAGTACAGCAAGACTGCGCCCGTATCTGGATCAGGATCCGCAAGTTTGTTCGCGGCTGTGTAGACAATCGAGGTATGGGTCGAGAGACGGCAGAACGCCTCCAGGATGATTTCGGACAATACGTTATTGAGCGCGTCGACTTCAACCTGGTGCTTAAAGAGAAAATCGCCTACACTGTCATGCGGCTTATGGCAGACAAGCTGCTCAAGATCCCCGCAGACGACACTGTCCGTGACGACTTCCATTCAATTCGAAAAGAGCGCACGGCTGCCGGCAACATTCGATACGTAGCAGCCCAGAACGAGACCGACCCCAATAGCCATGGAGACTATTATACAGGAATATCCCTCGCAATACACGCCGCTGATGGGAGCGCTCCGAGCCTCGACTCACTTATCGTTGCCGCCGGGTCAGGACAAGCACAGTCAAACCAATTTGCGACTGACCATCTTGCCGGATTTGGACACCTTGATGGCAATCTTTTCGACCAACTCAGACAAATGAGATCATGATCCTCGATAGAAACGGTAACCCAATCGTCGCTAAGCCACCAGAAACCGGCGATATCGCCACACAAGTGCTTGTCGATGGCCTTATCGCCGCCAGCGATCTTATGCCAAACCCATCGAAGACCCTGAAAACGATCGGAAAAATCATCGACGCCTTTGACCAGACGCTGGCACAGCCTGACGTCGCGGCTGCATCCGGAAATTTCCATGATGGCATAAAGGCACTTTCCTGGGATCTTAGCCAGTCCACAGAGCAAGGCCCACGCGTCGCGTGGCTCAAAGAGGTGCTTGGAAAACTTGACGTTACTGAGGCATGCAGCAGTTTCGTCACTGCCCGAGAATACGGATATACCATTTGCGAAGTCATGTGGTACAAGGATGGGTCAAAAATCCTTCCTTACGCCATCGTCGAGAAACCCCGTAAATGGTTCCGGTTTGACAAAAGCCGCCGCCTAAGGATGATTACTCAGAAAAATCCTGAAGGCATTTTGATCGACGAAGTGTATCCAAGAAAGTTCCTTCTTGTCCAGCATCGTCCGACTTATCTAAACCCATATGGGAAGGGCCTGCTCGACATCATGTACTGGTATGTTCAAGGACTCTACAGCAACTTCGAATGGCACCTGAAATTTCTCGAAGACGACGGGGCTGATCACTGGATAGCCTACGTCAATAAGGATGCTGGTCAGGAATACATCAACACAGTGCACAATGCCATTGCAACACTGCGCCGTCGTGGCGTCTGCGTCCTCTATGATGGAGTCCGTGCTGAACAGCGCGAAAACAAAGGCCGGAAAAGCAGCAGTGACGTTTACAAGGCCTTTGAGGAAATGGTCATCAGCAAGATCAATAAACTCTGGCTTGGAACTGATCTATCGATGCAGAACAACGATGTTGGCGCGCGAGCATCGAGCGAAACAGGAGCGACCATCCGGGGTGAAGCGCTGGCCAGCGGGAAAAAACTTGCTGAGAGCGCAATGAACACGCTCATCAGGTGGATTCTTGAACTCAACAGCGCCCCAGGTAGCGATTCCGAGCTGATCAACTTCAGCCTCTCGAAAACTGCACTCACAACAAAAGAGCAGGCCGAAATAGACAAAAGCTATGCAGAAGCAGCAGGAGGCAAAGTTTCTGACCAACTACTAATTCGTCGAGGATATGAGCCTGGAGACTTTGACAGAACATCCCCAGACACTACAAGCGCCAAGACCGCAACAGTCTTCGCCGATGGCGGTGGCTATGGGAATGGCCTATCCAGACTCCTCGACGCCACAGAGGCCGCAAAAAAAAAGCCCTGACGGGAAACTTCACTGAAGCTCACTTTCTCTCTGGAAACCCGGATACTGATTTCATAACGTCCTGGTCAACAGCGCTTGAACAGGCATTGAACGATGCATGGAGCTCAGGAGCAGCCGATATACAGGCCGAAATTGACAAGGCTATTAAGGCTGATAAAGCTCCCGGAACAAGCTTCGCTGAAGGAATAAACCTCAACTTCAAGTGGGGCAATAAGGACGCGGCAGCATTTCACAAACTCAAAGCCTTCGCATCGGCCGTAATCACCGATTTTGACCTTTCCGAAGCCGTCAAGGATTCACTCTCAAGCGCCCTGGCTAATGGTAAAAGCTTTCGGGATTGGAGAAAATCGGCAGATACTCTCTTCGATGATCGCGGCCTCTCTCGCCTAAGTCCGTGGCAGGCCGAAACCATCTATAGCACCGAGTCCAGTATGGCCTATGGAGCCGGAGCTTGGGCAAAACAGCAGGAGGTTGCCGATGACTTTCCATACTGGGAATATTCAACGGCCGACGACGAGCGTGTTCGAGCAAGCCATGACGTTCTTAAACACAAGATATTCAAGGCCACAGACAAGAAATTCTATCCACCTTTAGGATTTAAGTGCCGCTGCAGGGGTATCCCGATCAGCAAGTTTAAAGCACAAAAACGCGGAATCACTGGACCCGACACCGTAACTCAGGAGATGCAGGCTAATCTTGGCAACGCCGAATTCATCGGTGACAAAATTAAGTCCTTTGAAGATTGGCTCACCGTAAAGATGGGCACTCTCGATGATGTTCGGGTGCAACTCATCATCGAAAAGATCGACGAGATCAAACAGCAGATATCCGCGAATGAGTCCGATACAACGACCACCAAGGATACAATCACGCAATGACCATATCATCGACTATAATTGGCGCACTGGTCGTCCGTCTGGCCGCGGTCAATCAGCGTGAGAACACAATTCTGCAACTTGGAGCAAAGACAGAACAAGATGCGCTCTCGATCGCCAAGCGACACCTGCGCCATGCAAGCACCGACGATATCACCGCTGCACTGCAAGCCGTCGAACGTTGCAAACTCAAGACTTATGCCAGCGTCAAGGCACCTGTCGGAATAAGCCCAGAACCTTACGCAGGCATTGTCCAAACGCTGTCCAGGGCAAAAATAACTCTCACCGAACTCGATGCATGGATCGACACGATCAAACGTACCACTTTTGCCAACGGGAATAAATATCAGCCGTTACCATCACACGATGAAGCGTGGCAGACGTTTTCGGCCGTTTCGACAGAACTGAGGTTGGATAAGCAGCTTGCCCATCAGATCATAAATCAGTCGGCACCGAAAATAACAGATCAGGATATCATCAATGCTTGCAAGTGGGATCTCTGGGATCATCTACCGCATCAATGCAAACAGCAGGCCTGGCGCATAATTCCTGAAAATGACCGTGCGGCCATCAAGCTTAGATACCCGAACAATCCGTCAGCCGCGATGCAGGCCACAAAAGACTATCACAGCACCAAGCGAGCCGCGACATGAGCACACCAAAATTTATCAGACTCACATTCAAGGGAATCGCAGAAGTAAAAAAAGAGATCGAAGCCTTCCCTCGGAAATGCACTGAGGCTCTGCACCGGCCACGGTTTCTTAAACGCGTGGGAACAGTGCTTGTAGCCAGCGCCGTCAAGACTTTAAACATGGGTGGTCGACCGGCTTACAAGCCTCTTGCCGAAAGCACAAAAGCGGCAAAACTTCGGAAATACAAAAAGGAGTCGCATATCCTTGTCGCTGGAGGACAGCTTCGACAAAGCCTTGATTATGATGTTCAAAACGGTAGGTTATTCTTGACCAGCATTGAATATCTCAAATACCATCAGTTTACAACAGGCCGCACAAAGGCAAAATTTCCGGCGCGTCCAGTATGGGGTGTACAGGATGAGGACCAAGCGGATATCAATGCGTTCCTCCTTGAAGAACTGAAAAAATAGCTCTGAGCTTGCGAGTGCAATAAAATAGTGTTATCAGAAAAGTAACCCATGCACTCAACCCCTTGCCGATATGGCTACAGCAAAAACAAACGAGCTGATCAGCTACATCGCCGAAATCGCCGGCGAACAAGTAGCTCATAAGGTCTGGAAAGAATTCAGTGGATCACAACCTTACATCCCTAAATATCCAAAGTCCGACCAAAAGCAGCTTTACGTTCTCAAAGCCCTTGAGAGAGGCGAAAACGTCCGACAAATTGCGAAAGCCCTTGACGTCTCAGACCGGCAAATTTATACCCGCCTCGGAAGACCTGTCAGACCCGTACAAATCGCCCTTTTCTGACCATAAAAAAAGCCCGGTTCATCACCAGGCTTCATATTACCTCACCGATAAAGCGGTGTTAATCAACTTTTTGATTTACAGCTTTCGTTTAATCCATTCCTGATACATCCTTACTTTACATGCAATAAAATCATTATCGGTCGTTGCTGAACGTATTTCTGGTGAGATAATAGACTTAGATCGAATACCACGTTTTTCGGCTTCACGGCGGCTGATCAGAATGGCGACGCAATTGCATTCTTCAGAAAGAGGTGGGTGAAACTCGACATCTGAAGCATCAAAGATTTTACCCTCAAGCTCTTTGTGATCATCAAAAACAGCAGATATCTCCCAATAAGGAAACTGATCACGAACATCTTGCATCTTCAAGAAATGAACTGCTCCCATTGCAAGAGAAAACTCTGTCCTGAAAATACTTTCCGCCTGAGCTGGTTTTAGACGAGCAACGCCGATAGAATCATATACTGCATCAACAGTTTTCCGCCAATCACGTACGCCTTTTCCTTCTGAAATTGCTTGTACAAGGCACTTCTTAACTGCTGCAGCAATTTTATTGTTCTTGATAAACGGACTGGTAAATTTTCTTGACCGCATAAACGCAGCCGCATCTTTGTTTCCAAACTTGATTTCTGATGCCATATTTTCTGATTCACTGATCATAATTCACGTCCACGCGTCTTAGCTGCCCGCTCAGCCGCCTGCCGCAACATGTTCTGTTCCTGCTCTTCGGATTGTCGGCTCACTTCCTCTTCAAACCTCGCCTTGCGCGCTTCACGAATCTCTGGATTATCATCGCCGGAAAACGCCCAAACAAATGCGATTACCCATCCAAGAACTGTCCATCCAGCAACAAATGTCAGCGCCGTTATCGCTGCCGTATTCTTGTTACCACGATGCCGAGCAACAATGATTGGTGCGCCGTAAACCGCTATGGCCGCCGCCAAAATCGGGATCATAAGCAAAAATTTCAGCATATCCGTGGGGTTAAATATTGCACATAAAATACCACAACTTTACACTCTGTAAAAAACCTGTTTAATATATGGTCAAAACCTATGCACGAAAGTCTGACCGCATCGCCTCAAGCGCATGCTTGATTTTTCCAACCTGGCCGCTCTCGATCCACTCTACTGATCCAATGGAGAAGCGGTTCTTCAGCCATGCATGATAAGCATCGATCGCAGCAGATCGCGTCCGCTGCACAGTCACATCCATCCATATTGCCTCCAACATTCTGAGCTGCTTGGGAGTCGCCATATCGGTACGTCTACCAAGATCGTTGTACCTTTTTTTCAACGGTACAGGTTCAATCTTTGACCCGGAAATCCTCTGCAAAAACGATATCACATCTGCAGCTTGCGATGGGTTAAGATCTTTGCAGCTTTGCACATTGTAACCAGACAGAAGCGCCCTATACTCTTCATCACGCACCCCAGCTGCCCGCTGAAGCGTCTTTATCCTCTTGATAAGCCTCGTGGTCAGCATCTTAACACTCCACAAGGATGCCGTCAATTTTCCGGAACTGCCGGACCAGCGATGAAGCCGTTGAAAAGTCATATCTGTACGTCACCATGGTTTTATCAAGGCCAATTTCTTTACGTAGTCCCTCCTTATA